GGAGTTGATCTTAAGCATCCTGAATATTGTGCATCTCATGCGAATGAGTTTGTTGTAGGTGACTTGAGAGACACTCGTTTTGTTTCTAGATGTGTTCGTTTTACTGGATACCTTGGAAACTTCTACAGAGATATTGTAGATAAGTTTGCCGAACCTTTTGATGAGATTTATCAGTTTGCTGCTGATATGGGCGGTGCAGGATTTGTATTCACTGGTGAGAATGATGCAGACATTATGCATAACTCTGTGTCCATCAATCTGAATGTTCTTGAGGAACAACGTAAACTGAATGAAATTACGGAACAAAATAAAACTAAAATCTTTTACTCTGGATCGGCATGTATGTATCCAGAGCACAATCAACTAGACCCTGATAATCCTGACTGTCGTGAAGAATCAGCATACCCTGCAGCACCGGACTCCGAGTATGGATGGGAGAAACTCTTCAGTGAACGTCTCTACTTTGCTTACAATCGCAACCATGGCATCCCTGTTCGGGTTGCTAGGTATCACAATATCTTCGGACCTGAAGGAACCTGGGACGGTGGTAGAGAGAAAGCACCAGCTGCAATCTGCCGCAAAGTTGCTAAACTCCCGGAGTCGGGTGGATCTATCGAGGTGTGGGGAGATGGCTTACAAACTCGTTCCTTCCTGTTCGTTGATGAATGCATCGAAGCGACTAGAAGACTGATGGACAGTGACTTTATGGGACCAGTTAATATTGGTTCTGAGGAGATGGTCACTATTAATCAACTTGTAGATATTGCTGCCGAAGTTGCAGAAAAAAAAGTTTCTAAGATTCATATTGATGGACCTCTGGGGGTTCGTGGTCGTAACTCTAACAATGATTTAATTCGTGAGAAGTTAGATTGGGATTATCAGATGACACTTAAGGAAGGTATTCGTTACACATACTATTGGATTCAGGAGCAGATGAAATGAATAGAATTAGTGATTATTCTCAACTCAGAGATCGTATTGTAACTTGGATGATAACCTATATTGACTATAGTAAAATGGATAGTTGGGTAGTTGGTGTATCGGGAGGAATTGACTCTGCTGTAGTCTCTACCTTAGCAGCACTTACAGGTGAACCAGTGTTTGTTGTAGGTATGCCTATTCATCAAGATGAGGGGCAAAGAGAACTATCGGAAAATCATTTGAATTGGTTAGATAATACTTTTGATAATGTAACTGCATTGAGATTTGACCTTACTGATACTTTTGAAACATTTAAGAAAGGTTTAGGGGAGTATGGTAGTGGTAATCATGCTCTTGCCAATACTCGTTCTCGTCTTCGTATGGTAACTCTTTATCAAGTTGCAGGAAATAATAAAGGTTTAGTACTTGGGACTGGAAATAAAGTCGAAGATTATGGTGTAGGATTCTACACTAAATATGGTGACGGTGGAGTTGATATTGCTCCTATCGCTGATCTCTATAAAACTGAAGTATGGGAACTTGGTAAATTGCTTGATGTTGATCAAGATATTATTGAGGCTAAACCAACTGATGGATTGTGGGATGATGGTAGAACAGATGAGGATCAACTTGGAGTCTCCTATGCTGAACTAGAAGAAGCAATGGAGACTGGTGTTGGTTCTGGTTTGGAAGTTTTGAAAAAATTTAATAAGATGAATCAACATAAAATGCAACCTATCCCTACATTTAAACTATGAAAATTGGAGTTATTGGAGCAGGCAGATTGGGTATCTGTTTTGCTCTCCTTTGCGAACAAGCTGGTTATGATGTTCTAGTATCAGATATCCGTGAGGATTATGTAAATGATCTGAACCAGAAGAAGATTATAACTAATGAACCCGAAGTAGAAGATCTACTTAGAGTATCAAAAAACTTTAGAGCTACAAATAATAATAAAGAAGTAATTGATGAGTGTGATCTCATTTATACTTTGGTCGCAACTCCATCTAATGATGATGGATCATATGATGTGTCTGCTGTGTGGAAGGTTGTAGAGGAATTTAAAGATATAAAGAGTAAAAAGTATTTGGTCATTGGTTGTACTACTAATCCTGGTGATTGCGATCAATTTACTACACAACTTCCCAATAACGTGAGGGTATTTTATAACCCTGAATTTATTGCACAGGGTAGTATTGTGAGTGATCTCAAGAATGCTGATATGGTTCTTTTGGGTATTGATCAAAATAGGGATGATGATATTGTCATTAAGGATATTAAAAATCTGTATAAGAAAATTCAAATTACTAGAGCAATTGTTTGTACTATGAGTACGAAGAGTGCGGAGATTACTAAGATTGCTGTTAATTGTTTCCTTACAACTAAGATTAGTTATGCTAATATGTTAGGTGACGTTTTACATATGGCAGGATGTGGGGATGAAGTTACTGCGGTTCTAAATGCTGTTGGATGTGATAGTCGTATTGGTAAAAGGTATCTTGGATGGGGTGTGGGTTATGGTGGTCCATGTCTTCCTAGAGATAATAGAGCCTTTGCTCACTTTGCTAATGGTGTTGGACTTGAGTATAATTTGGGTTACGTTACAGATGGTTTTAATAACGAACACGCAAAAATTGTTTGTGATTATTGGGACGTAATGAACTTACATAAACTCCCATATTACTTCGAGTACATTACCTATAAGAAAGGAACCGATATTCTCACAGAGAGTCAACAGTATCGTTTAGTACTGGACCTCTTAGACAGAGGACATAAAGTATACATTCAAAATGATAGGAGGGTCACACCTCAAGTATCTGAATATCTAGATAAAACCTACGGTGATATGGTAAGATTTATAGATAATAAATTTAATATCACTGAAGATATTTTTGTTGTAAGTATATGATTGGATATAATAGGCTTGGAATTAATGGAAGATTTGGTAATCAACTTTTTCAATATGCATCTCTTAGGGGAATAGCAGATAAACATGGTTATGATTGGTGCATTCCTGAAGATAGTTATAGGACTGCTAATTATGGAATACATCATCCTTTTAAATTAAAGCATTTAAAAAATATTAGTGAAGTCTCATACTCATCAAGATTTGAAGATCATTTTCATTTTGACGAAAAACTATTTGAAACTTGTCCTGACAATATAAACCTTGATGGATATTTACAATCCGAAAAATATTTCAAACATATTGAATCTGAAATACGTGAAGATTTTGAATTCATCGATGATATTTTAAATCCTTGTAAAAAATTTATTGATGAATTTGAGAAAATTATTTTTTTACATGTGCGTCGAGGTGATAATGTAGGAAGAGAACATCTACATCCTATTCCATCAATGAAATATTATGAACAGGCATTAACTTATTTTGAAGATGATTGTTATGTTTTTGTTGCTACTGATGATGTGAAGTGGTGTAAAGAGCAAGAGTTCTTCTCTTCAGAAAAATTTTTACTTAATGAAGATACTCAGCAATATTCTCATGAATGTATGGAAGGTAATGGGGAATATAAAAAATCCTTTATACCATATGTTGATTTGTGTTTGATGAGTTTGTGTAATGGTGCTATAATATCACCAAGCACTTTGAGTTGGTGGGGAGCTTGGTTACAAAAAAATAGAACCAATCCAGTTATTGCCCCCGATCCTTGGTTCGGTCCTCAATTGCTTAAAGATAATAATACAAAAGATTTATTGCCGGACAGTTGGATAAAATTGCAATATTAAAAAAATGAAAATTGATTTAAAAAATTCTACTTTTATAATTCCATTAAGAATTGATACTGGAGATCGTCTTCGTAATGTAATCTTATCAACTGTATATTTACTCCATCATTTTGATACTACAGTTATGATTAAGGAGGTAGATTCTGAACATCGTTTTGAGAATTTTGCTCTTCCAATTATCAAAAGACTTGTTGATACTTCAAATTTAATTCACATCTTTGAAGAAGATACTAGAACAGATGATGCATTTCATAGAACAAAAGTTCTTAATGATATGGTAATGGAATCTACAACTGATATTGTAGTTAATTATGACACTGATTTAATTCTTCCAATTAATAGTTATATTAATGCAGTTGAAATGTTAAAGGGTGAATATGATGTTGTTTATCCATTTCGTTTTGGTAATCATGGTGAAAGAAAAGTAAATCTAGGATTTACTATTGAAACTCAGGAGGATATGAATAATTTTGAAGATGGTGAGTTTATGTCTCAGTTTCTTAATACAAATTATGATCATAAATCTTTTGATGATCGTTTCTTTTATTATCAAAGTGAAAGTGGTCAAGGTTGGGCAGAGTATGGCATGGTTCAATTTTTTGATAGACAAGTATACTTAGATGGTTACTTGGAGAATGAAGGATTTATTGCGTATGCTCCCGAGGATGTTGAAAGACATCACCGTTGGAAAACACTTGGATACAATATAGGTAGAGTTGATGATCATGCATATCATTTGGAGCATGAAAGGACACAAAATTCTTGGTATCATAATCCTCACATGCAAAGAAATAATCAGTTATGGGAAGAATTAAAAGTTCTTACTAAAGAACAATTAATTCAATATTATCAAAACCAAAATTATTATAAGGAGAGAATTAAATGAAGTGGAATTTAGTAACATTTTCTGATAAAAAATTTCGTAAGGGGCAAGAATATCTTGAAGATTATTCCAAATCATTGGGAATGAATAATCTATCTTATACTTACGAATGGTTTGCAGAACAAGAATTTTATCAACAACATAAAGATATTTCAGACGATGAAATTGGTTTGGGATATTTTTTGTGGAAATCTTTTATTATTAATGACGCAATCAATAAGTTAGATGATGGAGATTTAATATTTTATTCTGATGTTGGTGATATGTTTCATCCAGAATTAATTTCTTTTGTTGAGGAAACAATTGAAGATGACCCATGCCTTTTTATGGTTGGTAATTCTATCAACAAAGACTGGACTCGTAGAGATTGTTTCGTGTATATGGATTGTGATGAAAAAGATTATTGGAATTCCAATCAACTTGAGGCTGGTATAAGTTTTTGGAGAGTGTGTGATGAATCCAAAAAAATTGTATCTGAATGGATGAAGTATGCATGTGATAGAAGAATTATTTCTGATGATCCCAATGTTTGTGGAAAAGAAAATTTTCCATCTTTTAATGAGCATAGACGTGATCAAAGTATTCTAACTAATTTGGCAGTTAAACATGGACTTTCTGTAGCATCAGATTCGATTCGAAATTACATCGAATGTAATTATGATTATTGGTACGAAAGATATTCTAATATTACATCTCCATTGAACAGGCCAATAGATAGTTTACTGCAACAAAAACAATATGAATTAACAAATCTATATGAAAATTGATCATAGTATTATATTGACCGTTCATAATAAAGATTGGTTGATAGACAAAGTTATTCAAAACATTTATAAAAATACATTAGGATCTTACGAACTTATTGTTGTGATTGATGGATGTACAGATTCTTCTGAGGATGTAGTGCTGAATAATGTTAAAAAAGATACTACCATTCTTTATGCGGCAAATGTATTTGAAACAACTGCAAACAACATTGGTCTCCGTAGGGCATCCGGAGATAAAGTAATCATAGTTCAGGATGATATGATTATTAATGAAGAGGGTTGGAATCAAAGATTGCAAAAACCTTTTGATAAATTTGATGATGTATTTGCAGTAACTTCTAGGGTTTCTCATAATTGGGAGTTTAATCCAAATACACAACATTTAAATATGGAAAAAAATTTAGATGATTGTTGGTGTGATATAATTAATCATGTTGATCATGCAGGAAGAGAGCAAGGATTATCCAGAGATGTTTTTGCCGTAAGATCATCGGCAAATCGTGGACCATTAATGATAGATCATACAGATCTTAAAACTTTGGGATATTTGGATGAGAAATTTGCACCACAAGATATGGATGATCATGACTTATGTTATCGTGCATATAAAGAACTTGGAAAAGTTGTTGGTGCATATTGGATCGATTATGAAAGTCAAGATTCTTGGGGAGGCACTAGAGCAACTGGAGGTCCTGCTCCTTGGTTATTAAGGGCACATCATAAGAATACAAAACTCTTTTATGAACGTCATAAAGACCTCATAAATATTCGTAGACTAATTGAAGACAGGGAGTTATTATGAGTCGAATTGGTTTAGAGCGCTGGCAAGAAGCACAAACTGCCGAATTTGGTCATCATCAAGACCTTAGAATGGAAGCATATAATACTGCTACTATTGCTACTGCAAAGTATCTTGGTATTGATTTTGAAAATGATTTTAAGGATAAAGTAATTGTTGAAGTAGGATCGGGACCAAGGGGTTCTATACTTCATACTAAAGGAAATTTTAAGAGGGGTATTATTATTGAACCTCTTATTGATAGATGGCCATCTGAAATAAGAAAAGATTATGAGGATATTGGTGTAGAAATTGTGGTTGCTGCTTATGAAGATTTAGAAATTGAGGATGAAGTTGATGAGACATGGTTCTTTAATGTAGTTCAACATGTTTTTGATCCTAAAGAACAATTGGAGTTGGCATCAAAAACATCAAAAGTTATTAGAGTTTTTGAAAGTATATGTAGTGTAACTGATATTGCACATCCTCATTATATTACTGAAGAAACCTTTACTGATGTACTAGGTAATTTTGGTCAGATCTATAAAGGAGGATCCGAACCAGGATTTCATGGTGCAGATTGTTATTATGGTACTTGGTATGCATCTGATAACGTTTAGTCTCTTTGGAGATAATCCTCTTTATTGTGTAGGTGCAGTAGAGAATGCTCGATTAGCAAAAGAAATATATCCGGATTGGACTGCAAGATTTTATGTTGCTCAGGATGTTCCATCAACATATATTACTGCAATAAAGGAATATGGTGCTGAAATTGTTCATTGCGAAATGAATAATTCTTATGATGGATTGAACTGGAGATTCAGACCTTTAAATGAACCTGATGTTGACTATTGGATAAGTCGAGATGCAGATAGTCGATTAAGTTGGAGAGAAAGAAATGCAGTAGATGAATGGTTAGATTCTGACAAATCTGCACATTTACTTCGTGATTGTCATAATCATGGATATACTATTATGGCAGGTATGTTTGGAATTAATAATAAACTTTTTCATTCTAGGTATGGATCTCTTAATCTTGATAACGACAATGCAAATCTTAGAGATGCAGATCAAACTTTATTAAATGATAAATTGTGGCCTTTAATTAAACATGATCATCTATGTCATGATCATTGGAGAAATTCTAAAATAGTTGGACAACCAACTTATCAACCAGGAGATCATGTTCATTATAAAAATGCCTATCAAGTAGGATTGATAGATTATATTGAATATCAGTGCTATCAACAATTATCAGAAATCTATCCAGAGGGTCAAGATAGTAGACCATTTCCATTGCATAAACCAATGGAATATGGTATATTTGTAGGACAGATTATTGGAGTAGATGGTAAACCTAAAATTAATACTGATGTTCGTTGGGAATATGAATTGCGAGGATTGAGTTATGAATGATTTTCTTTATAATTATTGTGATAATGTTTATTCTGAGAATGGTGAGGATGGAATCAATGCATCTATCTTGAATCATTTGGGTATTGATGAGGGAGTAGTGCATTAATGTTTCATATTATTGGATCTGGTGCCTGTGGTTTCTTGCGAGCATATCAAACTTTTAAAAATCACACTCAATTAAAATATAAGGGTGGAGGACCTAAGTATCAAAATAGTTTTGAGAATTGGAGCAATGATGGATTGATATGGGATTCTGATACTCTAACAAAAAAAGAAAAACTTCGAAGAGTATCACTTCATAATACAATTACAAATATTACTCATTCATATCTAAAATATGTTCCAGAATTTATAGAATTAAATCCTCAAATTAAATTTCTTTGTTTGAAAGGAAGAAGGGATCATTCAATAAAATCTTTAGCAATTTCTTGGGGATATAGGAATCCATGCTATGTTGAGGATAGATCTCTTGGCATAGGACATAATAGATATGCCGTAGATCAATTTCCAAATTTAAGTAGTTCTCACGATGAATTTGAAGCAACTGAAAAATATTGGGAAGAATACTATGCAATTGCATCTCAATGGGAAAGTCAATATCCCAATAATTTTATTATTGTAGATTCTCCTAAATTTTTTGGTGACTTTAATTATAGGGAAAACATTTCTAAAAAAATTAATATTGATTTGAGTAATGATCCATTACTACCAGTAGACTTTTCTAGTTGGAATATTACAACCACACTGCATGGTGGTCTTGGAAATATTTTATTTCAAATGGGAGAAGTTATTTCTTTTTGTGAAAAAAATAATATTGAAAACCCCTTCTTTGGAAACTGGGATTTATACGATGGAGAAAAATATCCACCTTCTTACAATTCTGATAGATTACTAGGTGGACATTTTGGAGACCATAATATTATAAAAGAAACTTTTCCTAATTTAGATTGGAGAGGTGACTTGGAATGTACCTACGATACTAAATTTGTTATTAATGATATGTTTAGATTTAGTGATTTGCAATGTTTGGATATTGTTAGGAAAAATTTTAAAATTACTGATAAGAAGAATTTAAATACTGCAGCATTGCATTTGAGATTTTGTACTCAATCGGTAGATGATCATGTAAATGGATACATAGATGATTCTTTTTATGTTGAGTGCTTTAAAAAAATTCCTAGTAATGTAAAAGTTTATGTTTTTTCTGATGACAATGAAAAATCTATTGAAAAAATAAAATGGTTTGAAAGTAAGTTTTCTCATGAGTTTTCTCTCGTCAGAAAAAACGCTTTCCAATCTTTAAAAATGATGGTAGAATGTGAATACCATATTTTACATGTATCTACTTTTAGTTTTTGGTCTGCCTTTTTAGATATTGATCAACCAAATAATAAAGTTTTATATCCAGAATCCTTTGTTGGATGTCACAGTATTAATATGATTCCATATGAACAATGGCAAATGATATGAATTGTATAATTTATCTTGTTAGATCATCTGACCAAGATGTTGGCGATTTTAACAAGTCTCTTTACTTATTAGAAAAAAATCTCCTTGCATTTACAACAAACACTGATGTAATTGTCTTTGTTGAAGAATCTTTTGAAGAATTTAAATCTAAAGTCAATACTAATTTAAAGATAAATTATCAAACTATAGAATTTAAAGTTCCCAATTACTCTAAAGAAATTTTAGATCAAATTCCAAAATTTTATCCACATCCTACTCATGGAAATGGTCCTGTAGAATGGGGGCATCCTGGATTTTCTATGGGGTATAGGCATATGTGTCGTATGTTTTCTGGTGAAATATATAAGAATCCTCTCATATTGAAATATGATTATTACATTAGGATTGACACTGATTCTTTTATACATACTCCATTAAATTATGATATATTTGAATGGGCAAGAAAAAATGATTGTTGGTATGGATATGTTGCTCCTGCTGTTCAAAAGGATAATGAGAAGGTAGTTGAAGGATTGTGGGATTTTGTAAATTCTCTTTATCCAAATAAAATTCCTGATAGGATGATGTTTTATACCAACTGGGAATTGGGCAAAGTTAATTGGTTTGTTGATAGTGAATATATGAAATTTTATGAAAAGATAGATTGTCATGGAGGCATCTATACAAAAAGATGGGGAGATGCTCCAATAAAATTTTTGGGAGTTAATCTGTTTATGCCTCAAAAAAATATCCAACCTGTTCATGGATTTAAATATCAACATGGTGCTGTATATGAAATTTAAAAATGATAGGATTTAATCATCTAGGAAATTTGGGTCAGCTGGGAAATCAAATGTTTCAGTATGCATCTTTAAAAGGTATTGCTGACAAACATGGATATCAATATTGTATTCCTAAAAATAGTGTTGTTACAGATGCTTTAGGTAATAAATTGAGAACTGAATTATTTGATGTTTTCAATTTAAATGTTAATATTCAAAAAATAGAAACGGATCAATATTTGCAAGAACCTTCATTTAACTACAGTGAAAATTTTGTTAATAGTTGTCCCGATAATGTTTCTTTGTGGGGATTCTTTCAATCTGAAAAATACTTTAAGCATATTGAAAAAGAGATTAGAAAAGATTTTACTTTTAAAGATGAAATAGTTGAGGATTGTGAAAATATTATAAAGGATATATTTGATGATCCTATTGCACTTCATATACGTCGAGGTGATTTTTTAATCAATTCTGGAAATCATTATAATCAAAGTCTTGAGTATTATGAAAATGCTTTGAGTGAATTTGATTTCGACAGGCAGGTTGTTATTTTTAGTGATGACCCTAAATGGTGTATGTCGCAAGATTTATTTTTTTCTGATAGATTTATTGTTTCCGAATCTACAGGACCATATCATGATCTTTACTTAATGACTCAGTGTAGTGATTTTATTATTGCCAATTCTACTTTTTCTTGGTGGGGAGCTTGGTTGGCAAATAAAGGAAATATAATTGCACCTGAGAAATGGTTTGGTTCAAATAATTCTCACCTAGATACAAAAGACTTATATCCCGATGATTGGAAGATTTTATAATGGATAAGAATAAGGCACTCTATAAACTTAAAAGACTTCCTCACATATATTATCTAAATCTGGATGAGCAACCAGAGAGAAAAGAATATATGGAAGAGCAATTTAAGTATTGGGAGATTGAGAATTATACTCGTATCTCTGCATACGATGGTAGGGACGATAGAGACCTCGGAGACATTCTTAAAGGAAGATACCCTGATATGATGTCTTCTGGTGAGGTTGGATGCACCACGTCTCATTTGAAAGCAATGGTGGAGTTTCTTAAGACAGATGCTCCGTGTGCCTTAGTGATGGAAGATGATTGTGATATCTCTACCGCATCGTATTGGCCTTTTGAATGGAAAAATTTCTTTGCAAAAATTCCTTATGATTATGATGTAATTCAACTTGCTGTGATTAATACGGCAACAATTCATTTGAGAATGCATAAGAGATTTGTGAATGATTTCTCAACTGCATGTTATTTAATTACTCGTCGTCATGCACAAAAACTAATTGACCTTCATGTAAGAGGAGATAAGTATAAGATTGATAATGGAGTTAAACCAAGAGCAGTTGCCGATGATTTGATTTATAACTCTGGAAACACTTTTTCCATGCCTTTATTTTTATATAAACTTGAGTTAGGTTCTTCGATTCATAAAGAACATATCGATGTTTTTCATAAGTCAAGTTATGAAGGTCTTTGGAATTTTTGGAAGACACAGGCAAATCAAGTAGAAGATTGGAACTCTTTATTTGACTATGATCCATACTTTAATCGGTTACCACCAGAGCAAAAAAGTGACGAATGATACTGACTGTCCTTGACAAGACTTTAGATTTGCTATATAATACTGTAATGTTTCTTCACAAAACTCAAATGACTGTTACAACTGAGGATGGTGGACGTACAAACATGTATGCCACAGAACCTAGAATGTATATCTCAGAAACCGACGCACAGAGCTATGGTCTTGAGACATATGCAGAAAAGGCAGAGAAACTCAATGGTCGCACTGCAATGATTGGATTTGCTGCTGCCCTGGTTTCTTATGCTACGACTGGTAGTGTTTTCTTTTTCGGACTCTTTGGTTTCTGAGTACTTGACAATGTATCAAATCTTGTTTACAATGACTAGTATTGCCTTCCTTGTGTTGTTGGCATATTCCGTAGAACAATTATCTGAAACTTACTAATGGACTTTAACGTTACCTTCCGTACTCCTGACGGTACAGAAACAACTATCACCTGTCAGGATGACCAATATCTTCTTGATGCTGCCGAGGAAGGTGGTATTGATATGAACTACTCTTGCCGTGCAGGAGCCTGCTCATCTTGTGCAGGTAAGATTGTATCGGGTACAGTAGATCAAAGTGATCAATCATTCTTGGATGACGATCAAATTGAAGAAGGATTTGTGCTCACTTGTGTTGCATATCCAACTTCTGATGTTATAATTGAAACTGAACAAGAAGAGAACCTATACTGATGCACGGAAGTCTTGAACCAGAAGATCGAGTAATGGATGATCCATCTGTTTATGAACAAGTTTCTTCTCTTGCCCAAAAATATGGGTGGGAAGAAGGTGATAACATCGTAGTTGAAATGGCAGGAACTCAAGTTTCTGGTATCGATGTCGGTGAAGTCTATAACAAAAAATGGCAATCACCTATCGGTACTCGTAAGTACAACAAAGAAGCATTCATTGTTATTAAAAATCTCACCAGAGATCCCTTTGAGTCTTCTAAACCTATGGATAGAGATCACAAACCTCAACATCCATATGAATCAGTAGCAAATGCCTAATCCAAATCAACTCTATGATGATATGGAGAGACTAAATGCCCTATACGAAGAACTCTGCTGGGCACATGATGATGAATTAGTATTCACTCATGAAAATGGTAGAGTCATTATTTACAACAAAACACAGGAGCAAGAACAATGAACGAAAGAGCAGAACGTATTAATGGATGGGCAGCAATGATCGGAGTCATTGCAGCAATGGGTAGTTATGCAGCAACAGGTCAACTTATTCCAGGAGTATGGTAAATGTTAGTATTCGCATCGACTCTGGTAATGCTTTTTGTTATTAATGCAGTTTTATCTGATATTGATGTTGATGATGATAATGATGGACCAGGTGGTGGTATGATGATCCCAACACACGTTCCCTCTTGACTTTTTAACTCTACTCTATATACTGAGTAGAGTTTTTTTATTATATGCCAAAGAATCAATTAAACAAGGATGAACTGGTTTGTCATGTTCTTAAACTCAAGATTGAAGTTGATGAAGAACCGAAGACTGTATGGCAAGGTGACAAGGATTTGGCACACAAGTACCTCAATCGAGTCTTGAATAGGATTGAGGAATATAGATACTAGGTCTTGACGGAATTTTTAAAGACCTGTATGATAGATGGGTCTTCGGAGCACCACCTCAAAACACTCTCAAAATAGGAGTTGACAGGGACGGAAAACCGTAGTATACTAAATAAGTCAGAAGGTTAAGGAACCAACACATTCCTTAACAAGTCGTAACACCCCTCAAACCAA